ACCATCAGATGCCAGGCCCTGCGAATGGTTGATGACCTCGCAGAAATGGAATTAAAAACTAAGTATAATAAAAAGGGTCTTTAATATAATGAATGGAATTGAACAGCTAGTGGTCGGCACAATGTTTGGTGTTGTTGGTGCAGTTGCTCAACCTTTACCAGAAGATGTAAAGTCTAAATCGGTAGAATGTCTTGCACTCAACATGTATCACGAAGCAAGGGGTCAGGGTACTGCTGGGGAACTTGCGGTGACTACTGTTGTAATGAACAGAGTTAATGACTCAAGGTTTCCTAATACTATATGTGGAGTGGTAAAACAAGGCCCGACTCGACCATCATGGAAAGACCCTAAAATTTCATTTCCCATTAAACATAAATGTCAATTTAGTTGGTATTGTGATGGTAAAAGTGATAAACCAAGAAATAAAAAAACTTATGCGAAAATGTTAGATTTTGCAGATGCAATATTAAGCAATAAGTTGTTGTACTTAGATATTACTGATGGTGCTACGCACTATCACGCCGATTATGTCAATCCTTCTTGGGCAAAAACAAAAACAAAAACTGTAGAAATACAAGATCATATTTTTTATCGTTGGGAAAAATAAATATGTCTGATAATATAATATCTTTATCAGATTTAATTGAGCAAAGGCTTCGCAAACAACAAGAGATAGATTACTATAAAGAAACTCTTATAAAGTTGGAACGAAAAATTGGTGAGCTCAGTAAAGAAGTGGGCATTACTTCTTTAATTATTGATATGATTGAGACTGAAAGGGTCTTGACAATTGATGAGAAGCTTGGTAAAATGTTACTATTGAATGATAAAAAGAGAACCAAATGAATATATTTTATGTAGATCGTGATCCTAAGATTGCATCCAAGATGCATTGTGACAAACACGTTTGTAAAATGGTGATTGAGTATGCTCAGCTTATGTCAACAGCTCATCGTGTACTTGACGGTACTCAATATTATGGTCTAACCAAGAACGGTAGAAAGATTAAACGCTGGAAATTAGAAGACAAAGTGATGGAAGACAATCTAATGAAAGCATCACATATCAATCACCCTTCAAACCTATGGGTTCGGGAATCTAAAACAAATTACAAATGGTTATATTCTCTGTGGATTAATTTACTTAAAGAATATACACATCGTTATGGTAGAGAACATGCGTGTGAAGGCTACATAAATTTTCTCAAGGATTTGCCAACAAACATTCCTCACAATGAGTTTAGTGATCCACCACAATGTATGCCTGATGATTGTAAAACTGATGATACGGTGTCAGCATATCAAACCTACTACATAGTAAAGAAATCAGACTTTGCAAAATGGAAAAACAGAGCAATACCAAAGTGGTTTAGTGATAATCATACATCCTTTTCTTTAACTTAACGGAGAAATAATGAATCATTTCATGACACACATTTCTGCTATGGAACAAGAAATTGCAACTCAACAAAAACAATTATATAATGCATACATTCGAATAAAAGAGTTGAATGAAGAAGTTAATTATTTGAAAAAACAAATACCTGATGAGTCAGGTCAATTGGAGTTTGACTTTAATGCCAACGTATAATTTTTACAACGAAAAAACTGAAGAAGAATTTGAGGAATTTATGAAAATTTCTGAGCTTGATCAGTACAAGTTAGATAATCCTCATATCATCCAAAGACCAGCTTTAGTAGCTTTTGTTGGGGATCATATTACTTTAACAGCAAAAAAGATTGATGGTGGTATGAATGAAAGGTTAGAACAAATTGCACATTCAAATCCTGGCTCTCCACTTGCAGACAGATATGGGGGTTCAACTAAATCAATTAAAGAAATTAAAACAAGAGAAGTTCTCAAAAAACATGGTGTTCTTGACAGGATAGAAAAATATAAATAAATAATGGTGCGGGCGAGAAATCATACTTCAGTACTGACGCACGGCGTTTTGGAAGCTTGGAAGTCCCTCCGCCTATGCACCAGAGGGGAGTCGATACCCTCTTGCGAAACATGCAACGATTGTCGGCTCCCCTCACCTTACTCTAATTAGGATGTAAAAATGGCAAGTACGAAAAAGAAAAATAAAGAAATAAATGCAAGTAATCTTGTAACAATAAAACCTATCACAGACAACCAGAAAGTTGTTTTTGAATCTTGGAAAAAAGGTCAAAATCAATTTCTCTATGGTGCGGCTGGTACAGGTAAAACATTCTGTGCAATGTATCTCGCATTGCAAGATGTAATGAATTTAAAAACGCCATACGAAAGAGTTGTATTGGTTCGCTCTCTTATACCAACAAGAGAGATTGGGTTCTTGCCGGGCGATGAAGATGATAAGTCTGCACTATATCAAATACCATATCAGAACATGGTGCAGTTTATATTTGAACAACCTAATGAACAAGCATTCAACAATCTATACGATAGGTTGAAGGGGCAGGGTTCATTGCACTTTTTATCAACTTCTTTTCTAAGGGGGTTGACAATGGACAACGCAATTGTTATAGTAGATGAATGTCAGAATATGAATTTCCATGAGCTGGATACTATTACAACCAGAGTTGGACAAGACTCAAAAATTGTATTCTGTGGTGACTTTGATCAAACGGATTTACAGAAACAAAATGAAAAAAACGGACTACACGATTTCTTCAGAATACTAGATGAGATGGAAGAATTTAATTGTGTAGAATTTACTATTGGCGATATAGTTCGATCAGGATTTGTTCGTAACTATCTTATCAATAAAATAAGACTTGGATTCGGAAGTGAATAATGGGAATATTTTTGTGGGTATCAACTTGTGTAGTAATGGTAATATGGGGTTGGACTATCTATGTGTGCAGAACCCTACTTTTTGAAGAATGTAAAAAACTAACTAATTGGATAAAAAAATGAATTTAGATGAACTTAGGAAGCAACTAGAAATTGATGAAGGTGTAAAGTATGAAATATATAATGACCATCTTGGGTATCCTACTTTTGGCATTGGTCATTTAATATTAGAAACTGATCCCGAATACAATCGTCCAGTTGGCTCAGCCGTCATGGAATCCAGAGTTGCAGAAGCCTTTGAGTCAGATTGCGAAACAGTATTAATAGATTGTATCACTTTGTATCTAGATTTTTACGATTTGCCAGAAGAAGCTCAACAGATAATTGCAAACATGATGTTTAACATGGGCAGAACTCGTTTGAGTAAATTCAAAGGAATGAAACGTGGAGTGGATGCAAGAGATTGGAATGCAGCTGCTGACGAGATGGTTGACAGTGCTTGGTATCGCCAAGTAACCAACCGAGCAGATAGACTAGTGGAGAGAATGAGGGCAATATAATATTATGTATAATCATGAACCAGTGAAGTTGCAACCTATAACCGCAACAAACCAAGACGGAGTACGTCTTTACAAAACCCCAGAGGGCAACAAGTACCCATCAATTACAACTGTTCTGTCAGTTCGTAGTAAGAAAGGAATAGCAGAATGGCGTAAACGTGTAGGTAATGATGTTGCTAATCATATATCAAGAACAGCCGCAAATCGTGGTACTAAAGTTCATCATATGTGTGAGGACTATCTAAACAACATGCAGTTCAATTCTCCGTTAGAATGGGAAAAACACAAACAACATTTTCTACCGTATTGTCTATTCAGCGAATTGCGAGATAATGCATTATCTTACATTGACAACATCTATGCTCAAGAAGCTGGATTGTATAGTGACAAATATAAGGTAGCGGGCAGAGTTGATTGTATTGCAGATTACAAAGGTGTGCCGTCTATTATAGATTTCAAAACATCAACCAAAGAACGTAAAGATGAGTATAACGAAAGTTATTACATTCAAGGTTCTGCGTATGCTGAAATGTATAAAGAACGTACAGGAATAGACATTTCTCAGGTGGTTATTCTAGTGGTAACAGAAGATGGAACTGTTCAAGAATTCATCAAACAAAAACATGACTATCTTGGCACTCTTGTAGAAACAATTGCAGAATGGAATGACCAACAAGAAGCATGGGATAATCAAAGAGACTATTCAAAAAGTCTCGCAGACAGTTTATAATTTATTAGGAAAATAACATGATTAAAAAAGACACACTTGTATCAGTAGTGACACCAGCTGGTGAATTTGTTGGAGAGTTTGAAGAACAGACCGAAAACTTTGTTACACTTCGCAATCCCAAAATGATTATTCACGCTCCAGATAAACAAATGGGGTTTGCTCGTGGAGTATGTTTAACTGGCAAAGAAAATCCAGAGGAAGTAACTTTTTCTGCTGGTGGTGTTATTTTCATTACTCCATCAAATGATGATATTGTAGCTGCTTACAAAAAGATGACCTCTAAAATAATAACTTAGGTTCTTGACTTTTTGGTACTGATATGGTACTATATAAATAGAATACAATTTGTTGATGCAAGTTGAGAACTGAGCTGGACGGGGGTGCGAATCCCCCCAGCTCCACCACAAACACATTGGAGAATAACATGGATTGGATTACAGCAGACCTTATAGATGCAATAAATGAAACATCTTGGTTTGATGGTATCGGAACAATAGTTGTTCTACTTATTGCTTATGCAGTTTATAAGTGGATTAAAAAGAATATCTAGTGTAGTTGTGATGGGGCTGAATAGGATCGACAGGCAGGGGTAGATGAGTGGAGAATTGTCGGGTGACTCCGTTATTAGTCAAAACTGTAACTGCAAACTATAACTTTGCACATGAGGATTATGCGCTAGCCGCATAATTGCTCGGGGTTTCGGTGAGTGACCTAGCAACAGAACACTCACCACTTTTTTTTATAATGTTTATAGGAATATTTTGGCATTTACGACATCAAAAACATTCACGATTGCAATAGAAAATATTGCTAAAGAAAAAAATCTTAATCACATGGATGCAGTTTTATATTACTGTGATAAAGAAGGCATTGAACCTGATTCAGTTGGCTCTCTTATTTCCAAAGGACTGAAAGAAAAAATTGAAGCAAATGCTAGAGAGTTAAACTTTCTACCCAAAAGAGCCCAACTGCCTATATAAAGAAAGACCTTGTAATGGAAGCAATTGACACCTATTTAATGTATTGTGCAATGAAAGCACACTTTGGTAAAACTGATTATGATTTTGTTACCTATCATGGCAAAACTCGTATTAAACGAGATTCTTTCTACAAAAGAAAGGATAGAAGTTTCTTTGTCAAAATTTCACGAAAATACAAAACCGAAGAAAACATAAAGAATTACTTTGTCTCTAATTTTATTAAAGACGGTAAGGGATATGTATCAAATTTTAGTGATGAAAACTATGAGGAATGGAAAGACAAGAGAGCTAATTTTTACAATCAATTTACGTTAGAGATTAGCCCTCTGGTTAAAAACTTCAATCCTTTGTTTGTTATTAAAGATGATGAACACCCCATATTACTAAAAGAGTATCTTGGAAAAAGAGTGTCATTAGAAACTCTTATCATTCTTGACGAACTGGTGGAGTTTAGTAAAACGTGGAATAAAAAATTGTCTGAAGATTACATATGGCAAGATATTAAAAAACTTATGAATAATTACAAAAGGTTCTTGACTTTAGACAAGGAAAGGTATAGAATGAACTTATTAAATCTAATAGAAGGAGTTTGATTAAAATGGATTTAGGTGAAGTTGTTACCGCTGAAAGGGCAGAAGTTGCAATTAAAGCGCTAGACGTTGTTGAAGCAGAAAACAAGGAACTCATTAAACGAGTTAAGAAATTAGAATTTGATTGCGCTGAGCTGTCAAAAATTAATTCTGAATTGAGTGAACGAGTTAAGAAGCTTGCATCAAGACAACCATCTTGGCCAAAAGGATTTCGTCCTCAAGGTCGTAGGGATCACAACAGGAGAGATGACAGACGATAACTAATTTGCTGGTATAGTTAAACGGTATAACAGTTGCCTTGTAAGCATCAATTCTAGGTTCGATTCCTTGTATCAGCACCACACTACAATAAAAGAAAAGAGGGCATAACATGGTAAACAAAATACTAACACTAACACTAATTGCACCAAATAGAAATACGCCCAATACTAATATGCGGTGGTTTGCTCTTGTTCTTGCATTGATGAGTGTTAT